CGGTGCGCTACCTGGAGATTAATAACATCACCATTAACGGCGACGACCCCGACGTTAAGAGCGCCAGGATCAGCGTGAGCGCACGAATTGACGAGCTGTAAGGGGGCCCCATGAACACGGAGAGCGAGATCGGCGGCAACATCGAGCTGGAGAAGATGCTGGACGAGTTCCTGGAGCATATGGCTCAGTTTGGCCGCAAGACGTCATTAACGGAGCAAAAGAAGATACTCCGCACCGCCGTCAAGCCCGCCGTGACCAGCCTTCGCGCCCGCACCCGCGCCACATGGCCGAAGCGGACAGGAAGAGCCTGGAGAGCCACGCGAACCACGGCCAAGAACTCCAAGACCCGCCCGGGGATCGCGTTCACAACGTACGGCTGGAGTAACAAGGGCATAAAGCCCATCTATACCAAGCGCCTCAAGCGTGACGGGGTAAGCTATAGAGAACGGCCGAAGCCCGCGACCTATATCGGCATATGGGGAGACCTGGGAACCAAGCGCCAGCAGGCTCACGGAATATTTAAAAGTGAATGGGCGTCACATAAAGAGCAGATTAAAAAAGCATACAAAATCAAATTATTGATATAATGAAAAAAGCGAAGATCAGTAAGTAACCTCCGGAGGGTTCAAAATGACAACTTTATCACCAACTACTAAGAAGAACGGCATCGTGGCCAAGGAGATCCTTATCGGATACAAGCTGGCCACCGCTCAGCAGAGCGACCCATGGATCACCATCCCTGGCGTGAGCATTTATACCGGCATCGGTGGAAGCACCGAAGACGTGGATCAGACATGCATAGCAGAGACTTCTAAGCGCTACCTTGCGGGCATGTTTGACGGCAATGAAGTCACCATCACCCTGCACCACTATACCGGCGACACCGTACAGCAGGCCCTGATTAATGCGGCCAACAGCGGAAGCGTGATCGACCTCCTCATGGAATGGCCAGACGGCACCACCGGCCAGATGCCGGTAACTCTTAAGCAGGCCGTGCCTCAGGATCCGGACATGAGCGGGACCATTAAGTGGGACATCACCGGTAAAATGAATGATAAGCCGACCTGGACTTTTGTATAGAAGACCTAAGCAAAGACGAGAGAGAGCCAGTGGGCGGGAGCTTATGCCCCGCCCTTTTTTATAACAGGAGCGTACAACATGCTAATAGATATTAAGAACCTTAAACCCGCATTTAAGACCCAGGCCGTAAGCGTTAAAGAAATCCAGGCCGATGCGGAACTTCTGATCCGTGAGTTAAGCGGAGCCGACCAGGCCGAGCTCATGGCCTTAATGCAGACCAAGAAGCCCGACGACATGGAAATCGCGGCGGTATTGTTCTCCAAGACCATCGTAAACGAAGCAGGCGAGAAGATGCTGGCAAACAGGGACGAAGCCCGCGCATTTATCGCGAGCATCCCTGCCCGTACTTTTAACCGCCTGAATAAGGCTATCTGGGAACTCAACAACGGGGACGTCGAAAAAAAGCATAAAAAACCCGGTTATCCGATTATGCGCCCGCATCGCGCGGGAGATACATCAGCCCTTGACCGTGGTTATGCAACTGCCCGCGAGTGAGATTAATACCTGGGCGGTTATCTTCAGGGAAGAAGACGGAGCGCAGGGAAGCGCTGACGAAGAAAGGGCACCAACAGGCAGAGATGCCTTCTTGTTACTAGGCGGAAGGGTGAAAGAATGAGCATAATTAACACGATAACCAACCTGGTGGATCTGAACACCACTAAATACTCCAAGAAGCTTAAGGCCATGAAGGCGGACACCAAGAAAGCCACCAAGAGCATGGGCTCCAGCTTCGCCGGCATCGGCTCCGCCTGGAAGGCCGCGATCGCGGCTGTGGCCACCGGAGCCCTCACCGGAGCTATCACCAAGGAACTGAAGGCGACGGAGACTGCAGTCGCTTCCTTTATCAGTACTGCCGGAGGCGTTACCGAAGCCCGCGCGCAGTTCGAGATGTTACAGCAGGCCGCCAGAGACACGATCCAGCCCTTCGATGCCCTGAAGGCCGTGGCGCTGGACTTGAGGAAGAACGGCATCCAGGCGACCGCCGACCAGCTAAAAACCTTCTCCCAAATTGCATACGGCACAGGGCAGAGCCTTGAGACCGTGGGGCGTGCCTTTACGGCCACAATACAAGGCCGATATAAAGCATTAAACCAGCTCGGCATCGTTGCTCAGGATAATGGCGCCAAAATAGCGCTCACCTACAAGGGCATAACTACCGAGATCGACAAGAACAGCGAAGCCTTAAGCGACTACTTCAGAAAGATCGGCCAGCAGAACGAGGGCGTTTTGGACTACCTCCAGGGGGGCATAACCGGAGCCCTGAACCAGCTCGAGAACGCCTGGGGCGACTTTTATCGAGCCCTGGCAGAGAGCGGACTGGGTAAGCTTATCGCCGATGCCGTGAGAACCGCCGCGGATGCACTGGACGGCTTAACCGGATGGATTAACAGCAACCGCCCTTATTTTGAGAGCTTTTTCAATCAGGTGCGGGAAGGCTTTGGAGCCATCGCCGACGCCGTTAAGCAGACCGTGGCCGCAGGCCTTAAGTACGTCGAGCAATTTTTTGACGACGGCACGGACGAGGCCAAGACGGGGCTCAGTAACCTGGGATTTTTTCTCTCAAACTTTTTCAATTTTGCGCGTAAGGGCTTCCTTGAGTACATAGCCAAGCCTGCCGCAATAGCCTGGGAGGCCATAAAAGGGAGCTTCAGTTCCGCCAGCGAGTACCTGGCGACCCTGGCATATACAGGAAGTTTTGAAGCCGCCGCGGATGCCTACTCCGACGGTATCCAGGACATGGCCGACAACATAGCCGAGACCTCCAAGCTATACGACAAGGCGATCCAATTCCAGGTCGACGAGATCGACAGGAGCCGCGCCGAGCTGGAGCGCAAGCTCCGGGAGCCTATCGACACCAACACCCCGGCCGTAACCCTGGAGCCTGTAAAGTTTAAGACTGGAAGGGACTCCGGGGGAAAGGCTGGCAAGGCAGGAGAGGACTCCTGGGCCTCATACATCAGCAAGATCCAGCAGATGCAAAGGGATGCGTACAGCAACCTGGAGAAGCTCCGCGCTGATTATAACGACAGCATCGCCGAGCTCATGGAAGCCTACAAGAACAGCACCGTGGCCACCGAGGAAGACCTGGCTAACGCCCGCGCGGTAATTGATGCCGATTATCTGGCCAAGTATAAGCAGTTAACTGCGGAGGCCCAGGAATTCCTGAGAGGCATCCGCGGGGACGAGCTGGAGCAGTTAGAAGCTGAATACGCCGAAAAGCTCGAGAAATTGCAGAAATTCCACGAAGACCAGCTCATAAGCGAGACGGAGTTCTTAGAAGCGCGTGATAATCTGAGGAAGGACTTCGAGAAGAGTCAGGCCAAGGTAAAATCAAATAAAAATCAGTTTTTTAGTGCGGAAGACCTGGAGAACCTGCAAACCTTCAGCGACGGCCTGCTCAGCCTGGGCGATGCCTTCTCTAATTTAACAGAGAACATGAGCCAAAGTTCCGCTGCATATAAGGCGCTGTTTGTTGTTGAAAAAAGCTTCGCGATCGCCAGCGCTACCGCTAACGCCATTGTGGCCTGGACTAAGGCCTTGAGCACCAGCACGACCTGGTACGAATCCCTGGCGAACTACGCCAGCGCGGTGGCCTTAACCACGGGGATCATAAGCCAGATCTCCAGCCTTACCATGCACGATAAGGGCGGAAGCATCCCGGCGGGCGGCCTCGGCATTGTCGGCGAGTATGGCCCTGAACTTATCCAGGGGCCTGCCACCGTTACCAGCAGGAAGCAGACCGCCGACCTGGCCCGTCAGGCCGTGAACGGCGGCGGAAGTGTGACAGTAAACCTGTACGAGAACGCCGAGAAGGCGGGACAGGTGGATCAGTCCGAAGGAACCTCAGGCGAAAGAATAATTAATATTTTTGTTAGCAATATCCGGAAGGGCGGACAAATTGCCCGCACCCTGGAGAGCACGTACCAGGTTAAGCGCTTCGGCGCATAGGGAGATATTATGAAATTTTACCCTTCACATTTACCATACCCGATGCAGTCGGGATACGCGGTGAAGCACCGCCCGAACATGCTCCGCACTCAGATGTCAGACGGATATACTCGCCAGCGCCTGGTTAACCAGGGGGCCCCCGATCAGGTAAGCGCCACCCTGCTGTTAACCGCGGCCAAATACCGCGAGCTGTTGCAGTGGTACAAAGGAGACATCCAGAGCGGCGCCGCCTGGTTCGTGATGCCGCTTTTAAGCGTGGACGAAGACCAGGAACTTCAGTACCGTTATGTGAGACTTCAGAACGGCACCCTGGACGCCAAGCTCATAAGCACCAGCCAGACCCACGGGAGCATATACCAGGTCAGCATAACACTGGACGCCTCGAACACCGTCGTGGACGACGGAAGCTGGGAAGATCATTATCTGCCCACCTCCGCGGGCGACGACGAAACCGGAGAAGTGACGATCATAGATTCAGCGCAGATTATTTCAGACGTGGACGATCTCGGAGATAGTTCCGGAACATATACGATTATTGAAGAATAAGAGGGGCAAAATTATGTCATTCAAAAAAACGGTCACATTTACGGCCAACGTTTCTGATTATACGGACGGCACAGTTTCAGCAATGGTTCAAGCAGAAAACAAGATACTAGGCGATCTTGTGACGTTTATATTAAGTCACAATTTGGGTATTTCAATTCAAGAAAATGCGAGATCGGATCAAGCAAGTGGGCGGGCGATCCGTTATGGTGTTCAAGTTCTGGAGCAACTAGTGAAGTCAATAATGACAGTAAATGCACAGATGTCTATTTTCTAGGTAGGGGCATGAATAAGAAATGCCTGGGATTCAGTGTTGATAATAAACAGATGTATATTGGACTATGCGACACACCGACAAGAGATCTGGAATTTTCTAAAAGTTCAGATAGTTACGGGAGATTGCCTTGTGGACAATTGCGATATTTAAAAAATACAAGCGAGTTGAATAATAGAATAAACTTCAATGGTGTGATTAGTCCTATTTCGTTTTCTTCGAGTTCAGACGAATTATCATTATCGATCAAATACTGGAAAAAATCAGATGCATTAGTAATTATATTCCAGAATACAACACATCTAGTGATCACTAAAGATCCGTGCACAGTGTATTATGGATTTGACTCGCAAAATCAGTATACAGGCATGCATTTTTCATTAGATGATGATTTCATCATCAGTGAAGCCACATATTCATTTAAAGCGAATAATCAATCATTCCAGAGCAATTATCTACTAGGTTATGCGATGAATTATTCACCATATTTTGTGCGTAGAAAGAATTCTGGGACGTGGGAATCTGCCAGTAGTCAGGTAGATATCACTACATCGATAGTCTGTCATAGAATT